ACATTCTTAGGAATATTAGGAGCATAATAATTAATTAGTGTGGGGCTTCGGCCCCACATTTAATTTTAAGGAGAAACAAATGTCAACAGACGTAAAGAGTAAAACATTCTTAAATAGTTTATCTGCTGCAACAGCATCAGTAGCTGCATTACAAACAACAAGTGGAGCTGCTAATTTAAGTTTGGCAACAGCAGCGGGGACAGGTGCATTTCACCAGACAGATCAAGCATGTAAACTTACTATAACTTGTGGTGCGGATGTTTCTGGAGTTACTTTTACAGTGACTGGAACTGATATTGCAGGTAATGCATTATCAGAAGCAATTACTGGACCAGATTCTACTACAGTAACAGGCAGTAAATTTTTTAACACAGTTACTCAAATAGCTACTAGTGGCGCGGTTGGAACAAACACTTCAGTTGGAAACGCTGCAGGAACTACAGGTGGACAAGCTGTATTGACTGCTGGTAGAACAAGAGTTAGAGGAATGCACATAACGACTGGTGGAACGGTAGGAAATATATCTTATTTCAACACATCACCTGTAACAGGAACGTCTTTATTTTCTTTTCAAGTTGCAACAACTACAAAAGATTATATTGATCCGTATATTCCAGATGATGGAGTATTATTTGATGCAGGAGCTTTCCTAGATATTCCAGCAGGGACAGCAGTGAGTGTTACGACATTCTTTGATGGCTAGGAGTTTAAATGGCTAATACTACTTCAGGAACGGCAACGTTCGATAAAACTTTTGCTATTGACGAGATAATAGAGGAAGCTTTTGAACGTATCGGGCAGCAAAATGTTGCTGGTTATCAATTAAAAAATGCCAGAAGAACTTTAAATATATTATTTCAAGAATGGGGCAATAGAGGTATTCATTATTGGGAGGTGGATGAACTCAATATGGATTTAATTGAAGGTCAGTCAGACTATGATTTTTTTAGATCTAGCGATGATGGCACGAGCGCTGTATCTACACCAGCAAGTGTATTTGGTATGTCCGATGTTCTTGAAGCACAGTTAAGATCTAATAGAACTCAAACGACACAATCAGATAGTCCTATGACTAAAGTGGATAGATCTACTTATGCAGGTTTTTCTAATAAATTATCTAAAGGCACACCTAATCAATATTGGGTAGAAAGATTTATTGATAAAGTTAGAATACATATTTATCCAACACCAGATTCAACTAATGCATCTAAAGATATGCATTTTTATTACATAAAAAGAATACAAGATGTTGGTGATTATACGAATGCAACTGATGTTCCATTTAGATTTGTGCCTTGTATGGTATCAGGATTAGCATATTATTTATCTATGAAATATCAACCAGCATTAATTCAACAAACAAAATTAGTTTATGAGGATGAGTTCGCAAGAGCGTTAGCAGAAGATGGTTCTGCATCTAGCACTCACATAACACCAAAAGCATATTACCCAGGATCATAATGGCAAAATACGCAACAGGTAAATACGCAAAAGCAATATCAGATAGATCTGGCATGGAGTTTCCATACAAAGAAATGGTTAGAGAATGGAATGGTTCATTCGTGCATGTTTCTGAGTTTGAACCAAAACAACCACAATTAGAACCTAAACCTATGAATGGTGATGCAATATCATTACGACACGTTAGACCTGATAGAATAGAAACAGCTGTTCCAAAACTTTTACCATTAAACGCATTTACTACAACAAGTGGATCTACAACAATATCTGTCAATGAGCCAGACCATGGTCGATCAACGGGTGACACTGTTTGTTTTAGAGATGCAAGTGTTGTTGGGGGAGTGGCTGCAGCAACAATAAATTTAGCTGCAGGATACACAATTACAAAAACAGATGGTGATAATTATACCTTTGCAACAGCTACAACATCTAGTATAAGTGAAACAGGAGGAGGCGGCTCTGCATCGGCAGGACCAGTAACGGTAACAGCATGATTAAAAAAATAAAAAATTTTATAGCTAATTTATTCGGCATTAAACAATGCGCGTGTCCTGAAAAGGATGAACATCTTCAATTATATGAAGACATGCCAGAACCAGAAACACCTATGTATACAGACGTTGACGGTAAAGCAGTAAAATGTGGAACACATACTAGGCACAAAAAAAGTTGTCCTATTTGTAGAGAGGTAGCAGGAATAGTATAATGGCTGGATTAAGTGCATCAGGATTAAAAACTCAAATAAGAAGTTATACAGAAACAGATTCAAACGTATTAACAGACGCTGTTTTAGAAAATATTATTTTAAATGCACAGTATAGAATAATGAGAGAGGTTCCTATTGATGCAGATAGGAAACAACAAACAGGCTCAATGGTTGCAGGTCAAAATCAGTTTAATGCTCCAGCAGGGTGTTTATTTGTAAGAAGCATACAAGTTTACGATTCTACATCAGCTGTAACAGGTTCTAATTCATATTTAGAAAAAAAAGATTATACGTATTTACAAGAATATGTGCCTTCTACTGAGTCTGCAAAAAGAGGTAAACCTAAATATTATGCCATGTATGGTGGAGCAACGGGAGAATCTGATACTACTTCAGGACGTATAGCTTTAGCTCCGACTCCAGATCAAGCATATAAATTTAGAATACATTTTAATTTTATGCCTGTGTTATTAGAAAATAATGATACTAACTATATTAGTCTTAACTTTCCAAATGGGCTATTGTATTGTTGTTTATCAGAAACATATGGATTTTTAAAAGGTCCGATAGACATGTTGACTTTATATGAAAATAAATATAAAGAAGAAGTACAGAAGTTTGCTAATGAACAAGTTGGTAGAAGACGAAGAGATGACTATACTGATGGCACTGTTCGAATACCAATAAATTCAGTGAACCCGTAGGAGAAAAATTATGGCAAATACATCGGCAATATGCACAAGTTTTAAAGTAGAACTTTTAAAAGGAGTTCATGATTTTACAGCTACAACTGGTGATACTTTTAAAATAGCATTATTCACAAGTTCAGCAACACTAGGCGCTGGCACAACAGCTTTCTCAGCAACAAACGAAATTACAAACTCATCTGGAACTGCATACACATCAGGTGGAGCCACACTTACAAGTGTTACACCAACATCTGACAGCACAACAGCTGTTTGTGATTTTGCTAACGTAAGTTTTACATCTGCATCGTTTACTGCAAACGCTGCCTTAATATATAACTCATCAGAGTCTAATAAAGCAGTTGCAGCCATAGCTTTTGGTTCTGATAAAACTGTAACAAGTGGAACTTTTACAATTGAATTTCCAGCAGCAGACGCAACCAACGCTATAATAAGATTAGCATAAGGAGGTAGATCCTTATGCCGAATACTTGGAATCAATCCGGCACAACCTGGAACGAAGGACGTTGGGGAACACAAAACCCTATTACACAAGGTTGGGGTGCAGATCCTTATAATGATGCTGCATCAACTTGGGGTGATGTAGGTGATGAGATAGTTTCATTAACAGCTCCTGATGCGATAACATCAGGTCTTAGTATTGGATCTAGTTTTGGTGATGGTGCCTGGGGTCAAGAACAAGGTTGGGGACAATTTGTTTTAAATCCTGCAGATGTAATGGGATTAACAGGTGTATCTGCAACTTTAAGTGTTGGATCAACTACGATAATTGGTAATGTTGCATTTTCTTTAACAGGGGTATCATCAAGTTCAAGTGTTGGTTCAATAACACCTGCTGATGTAATGGGAGTAACAGGAGTCTCAGCAACCTCTTCAGTTGGATCTATTTCACCCGCAGATGTAATGGGGCTCACAGGAGTTTCAGCAACAAGTGGTGTTGGAGAAATAACCATTAATTCAAGTCCAATAATTAATCTTTCTGGTCAAACAATAACTTCTAGTTTAGGTTTGATTAGCCCTGCGGATGTTATGGGTGTTACAGGAGTTTCAGCAAGCTTTAATGTTGGATCAATAACACCAGCAGATGTAGTGGGATTAACAGGTCAACAAGTAACAGCTTCAGTAGCAACTTTTGGAACATCAACAGGATTTGGAATTCAAGCATATCAAGCTGTTGACACTGGATCAAATATCTCATATTCTGATGTTGCAACTTCCTTTT